AAATATTCGAGCGAAGGGTCGGTATGTCTGGAACTCCTAATACTAATAGCATTCTTGATCTTTGGCATCCAGTCCATTTAATAGATGACGGAGAACATTTAGGTTCGCGATTCTACTCGTATCGTCATCAAGTCTGTACGCCACAGTTCAATGGCTTTGCTAATGTGTGGACAGACAAGCCTGGTATCGAAGAAGTAGTAGCTAACCAACTAAAAGACATTACAATTCGACATGCACTAGAAGATTGTATTGATTTACCTGACAATATAGTCCGAACTGTATATACAACACTTTCCCCGCAGGTGGCTAAAATGTACAAAACACTTGCTGAAGAGTCAGTGTTGTACACAAAACAAGGGACTATCAATGCAGTCAATGCAGGTGCTCGAGTCAAAAAGCTATTACAACTTGTTAGTGGTGGTGTATATGATGAAAACGGTCTTACTCAGTATTTTCATCAAGATAGGTATGAACTTGTTATGGACCTAGTCGATGTACGTAAACATTCGCTTGTAGCATTTAATTGGAAACATGAACGCGATGCACTTATAGAACTTGCAGAAAAACGTGGCTATACATACGAAGTAATCGACGGTTCTGTACCTGCACAAAGACGGCCTGAAATTGTACAACGCTTTCAAGCCGGGCAAATCAAAGTATTGTTTGCACACCCACAGTCAGCAGGTCATGGTCTTACACTTACCAAAGCTAACACAATTATCTGGTGCTCACCTACGTACAATGCTGAGCATTTTCAACAGTTCAATAGACGTATACATCGTTCTGGTCAAACTCAAAAGACTGAAACTATACTTATATCAGCTAGAAATACATGGGAATCAGAGGTATACAACAAACTAAACGGTAAACTAAATCGTATGGAAAGTTTACTTAACGTACTTAGTGAATTACATAAGGTATAATATGGAAATGTCAGATTCAAAAAAGATATTACAACTAGGACAACTTCCTAAAAAAGAATTACATGAATTAACTAAAACAGATAACACTGTATTAGCTACAGCTTTAATTTATTCAATATCTGAACTTATTGTCTCTAGTTATCTAGACCAAAACGTAGAACCAAACATTAAAGAAATTGTAAAAGAAGCAGCAGAGTTTGCTGTGGAACTTACTAAAGGAGTCAATATTGTATATGATGACTTACATATTGACTTAACCGAAAATCAAGTCATCCACTAGGAGTTATTATGGAAAATCAACAAGTCACTCTTGATGATAAAATGAACATGCTTGCAGACACACGTGCAAAGCTTAAAGTCCTTCTCGACCAAGAGAAAGAACTAAAGCAAGTACAAAATGCTCTGGAAGCAGAAATCGCTGCCGATATGGAAAGACAAGGTCTTACTCAAACCGGTAACGATGTATGTACTATTTCTCTTAAAACAGAAACAGTACCAACTGTAGAAGACTGGGATGTTCTGCATCAACACATAAGCGACACAGGTCGTTTTGAATTGTTACAGAAACGTATGTCAGCTACAGCTTATAGAGAACTTATCGCTATGGAACCTTCAGTTCCGGGCGTACGTTCCACGGAGCTTACTAAGGTTAATTACCGTAGTAAGTAAATTTAAACACGAAAAACGAAAGGTGAACAATGAGCGAAAATGCTATATCACTAGTCTCTAATACAATGCCTGCGCATGTAAAAGAGGCATCAGGGCTTGGTAATGAAAATATCACTGCTGAGCATTTACAAACCCCAAGAGTAAAGCTACTCCAACAAATGAACAGTGAAGTGGATCCTAACCACGACGCATACATTAATGGTGCTAAACCAGGAGACTTTATAAATAGTATAGATGGTAAAAACTATGGCACAGAGCTGTATGTTATCAACGTACATTTTAAAGAAGACTTTGTTCTTTGGAAAAAACGTGAGAGCGGTGGTGGTTTAGTTGGCACTTACAGTAGTCAATCGGCAGCCCTCGACCATCTTGCAAAAGAAGGATTGAAAGCTGAAGATCATGAGATCATTCAAACTCAATCACATCTATTACTTCGTAAAGATCCAGAGACAGGTGAGTTACTTAAAACTCCTTTTCTTATGGACTTTGCTTCGTCTAAACTAAGAGTTTCACGAGAATGGAACACTCAGATTGGACAGCTAGGAGGCGATAGATTCAGTGCTTTGTGGAAACTAAGTTCTCTACAAACACAAAACAGAGCTGCACAAAAGTTCTATAACTTAAATGCAGAAAACCAAGGTTGGGTAACTGAAGAAGATTACGAGTATGCTAAAGAAGTATACTCAAAGCTTAACTTAAGTCCAACCGACTCCTAAAAGTGATGTACATGCGGCGACAGTTACTGTCGTCGTATGTGCTATAATGCATTACAAACTAGATCCCTGGGGATGTAATGTATGCAAGAACGTCACTTTATAAATAAAGTACACAAAAAACTCCCTTCCTCTATCTACAAATGGAAAATCAACGATGCCTACCACGGCGGCGTGCCAGATTGTTTCTATTCAGGCAATGCGGGCCTTTGTTTTGTAGAGTATAAATATAAAAAAGAATTACCCAAAAAAGACGGAACGTCTATTAATTTTAATTTAACGCCCCAACAGTGTGCCTGGCTTAAGGCACGTAAGGACGAAGGTGTGCCGTGTTTTGCTGCTCTCGGTATAGGTAACTCGGTCCTTATGACACAAGATTTTGATAATGTAAACAATATTACTAAATCGCAGTTCATGACAGAAGCCATGAGTATCTCAGAATTTGTAGCCAAATTAGAGAATTTATGTGTAAAATAGCGCTTATGAGTGGTAAAAACCTCTCTAGTTTAACAGGAGAGTGTAATAGCTTAGCTGACTCACCTTGTATTGGGTGGTGTACAGTACGCCAGTTTGGTGATAAAAGGTGTAAAGGTTGTGGACGATATGACTTTGAAGCCGATTCAACCTTCTGGTTTAATGCGCCAGAGTTAATAAGAAAACTTATTAACCTACGTAATGCTGCTGCGGGTTACTCAATAAAACAACTACGCGGCAATGCCCGACCTGTGCCTAAAGCTGTTGCAAATAGACCATCAAAAGAAGACCCTTCAACACAATATTAATATGGGAAGAAACTACCAACAAGAATACGCTAAGTACCAAGGCACACCTGCACAGAAAAAACGTCGCGCAATGCGTAATAAAGTACGTAGAAGAGCTTTAAGGGAAGGTCTTGTTACAAAAGGTAGTGGTTTTGATATACATCACAGGGATGGGAACCCAATGAATACTAAACGTTCAAACTTAGTAGTTCAACATAAAAGTCAAAATAGGTCTTTTAAAAGAGATAAAAACGCAAGAAAAGCTTAGTAGCCCTTTCTTTTTTTCATTCTCATAGGCTTAGCTGTTTTAGTCAAACCTTTTTTCTTTTTCTTTTTACCTTTAGTAACGTTTTTTCTTTTGCTGTATGCTCCATATCCAGGCATATTAGTACTCCGCTTTAGTGTTTTTAAATTTACGATGTGATTTGGTGTCAACAAATATAGATTGTTTTTCACCGGGTACAGAACCGTCGTGATTCGGAACTGTAGAATACTTCTTAGTGCACAAGTCTTTGTATGTGTGCGGTTCTTTATGGTTTAAAGGTTTATTTATCATATCTCTATTTTACACAAACACACGATCTAGATCCATGTGTTTGTAATACATTAACATTTCCAACGTCTACGTGCTTGTCTTAACCTAGAGTTAGGATTCTTTGCAGCTTTTGGAAACTTCTTCATCTGTCCTGCAGAACGTGCGCAAAATGATTTACGCCTTTTTGCAGCCTTACTACCTTTCTTTACTTTACCAGTAACAGCAGTTTTTAACTTAGAGCCAGGGTTCATACGTCTGTAGGCTTTTACACCTGCACGAGTCATACCTGCACCAGATTTCGTAGAACGAAAGTTCTTCTTATTTCTAGCAGGCATTTTACTTCTTCTTCTTTTTTGTGCCACGTCTTTTCCTTTTTACTATAGTTTTTACATTTGTGGGTTTACCACCTGGGTTACCTGCTCTACGTTTACGTGCTACCGCACTACGTCTTTGAGCAGCTGTCATACTACGGGCCTTGGACCGTGGTACGCATTTCGGGTATGCACGTTTGCTTTTCTTAGCCGATTTACGACCGCAAGCTTGATACCTACCCTTTTTCTTAGGTGCACCAATGTCCACCCAATCACCTTTTTTACCTTTACCAAACCAAGCTGTCAAGCCTCCTTTGGGTTTCGTGTTAGCCATTATCTATAACCGCCACCACGTTTCTTGTACGTACGAACTAACCAACCGTTAGCATACGCAGAAGGGTAAACTTTAAATTTACGTTTAGCTTCAGCTTTTACTCTAGCATACAAAGCTTTATTAGTAGGAGTAGCTCCTTTTTTCTTTTTAGTTTTCTTTCTTTTTGTTGCCATTACGTACCTACCTGTTTTTGCGCCTTCTTGTGCGCTTGTCTAAATGTATCACCCATGAGCATTCTACGTTTCATATACTTCATATGTTTTGTAGAGTGGTGCTTAGAATGACGCTTCATAGCTCCTTCTTGACGCTTAGTTAATGCTTTCTTTTTGACCTTCATGGAGGTCTTTTTTCTAGTTCTGGGCATTTTTCAACATCTCCGCTAGCTTGTTTATATCCATTGTAGGTTCAGGAGTTGGGTCATTAGCACTGTTCGCAGTTCCCTGAGGCACTAATCTGCGCTCATTTACTGGTGTTGTGCCTACCATACCTGGACCCATTTCTTTCATTTTTCTAGTAGCCATAGCTTATTTTACCTCATTATCGTCGTCTTTCAAAAAAGACCTTAGTTTCTGTGCCTTCTCCTCAGCCGTATCAGCATGTAGCTCTGAGTCTACAATCTTCTCTAACTTTAATGTATCAATTTTTTGGTTTGATATATAACGCCACGTGTAACCGTCATCGTTGTACACCCCAAATACTGTCTGTGAAAACCCTACTTTTATAATAAGTGCGGTATCACCATCTAAAATTACTTTATCACCTTCTTTGAATGATGACGTCAAACGGAAAGTAGCACCTTTTACAAAGCCTACTGCCCAATCTTTAAGAGCTAAACCAACTAATAAAGTTAGTACAAACCCTATAAACTCAATATAAAAATCATTTAACGTAATCTCAAACATAGTCATATCATACATAATCTAATGTAGTATTCTCCATAAGAAATTCAAAAAATTTTCTAAAGTCTTCTTTTGTAAGAAAGGGTACGTCCTTTCTCATGTGTAGCATTCGATACTCAGTGTATGCTATTTCTAATTGTTCTTCGGTATATAAAATCATGGGCTAGGCCACTCTATCTCATCTAATTTTGTATCATCATTATATTTAGCAGGTAAATCCCTAACTTTCTGCCTAAACACTCGGTATTTTTCTTTGTTTTCATCACTTAAAGGACTATCTGGTAGTTGTGTCCAATCTGTACTTTGTAATACATCTATACACCACGATCTGATGTAATCCATTACATCTACTACATCATCTAAAGTTTCATTGTCTTTTAATACAATCTCGTAACCCATTATGTTGTCAGCCCCTGTACTGTATAAATTAAAGCATTATATTGAGGATTGGAAATACCTGTAGTTAAAGCACCTAAATCTAATCGATATTTTATTTCTGACCGTAGGTTTGATACAAAACTTACGTACATAGGATTTAATACTACGTCGATGCCACGTCTAAAATTACTTAATTGTATCTCACCCTCAGTGGAGTTTAAAAAAGATGAACCAAGCAAGGAGTTGTTGTAATTTTCCATACTTGGAGGAGTAGCACCATGACTATTATTAGAAGGTAATATTGTGCCCACATTATCAGAGTGCAACATAAGCGCAATAGTGTCTGTCCAATAAGGCTCAGTAGCGTTTGACCAGCCTGCAAGAGATGGATTCGCATACGCAGTCCCAAATCTACGACCAGACACAGTTATTAAATAGGGTTTTTTACCCCCTCTAGTGTGTTTTGCTGTAGTAAAGTCAAAAGTTGCATTTACATATTGTGAGGTATTAGCATCAAAATTACTGTTTGGCTCTGTACCACGGGTGTGGTTGTTTGGATATATACCACCTTGAGATAAAAAAGTATGATTACTAGCCTGACTTAAACCGCTAGGGATACTAACACCTACCCCACTAGCGCTAAAACTGCTTGTTAGAATAATTCCTGTTTTACTAAACTTTTTAGAGGTGTTTTCTTCACCTATTTGGTCAGTAATCAATTGGTCTGGTGCAACAAACTTAACAGTAGGATCTCCAGCTGTAATACTAAAATCATTTACCGTATTTGTACTAGACACAATACCACTTTCTTCTAAATCTCTAAGAGTAAGATTACGATCCTTTGGATTACCGGCATCTCCCGCTTTTACCTTTAAATGTGTATCTACTTGTTTAAGATAGTTTCTTAACTGTGGATCTAAGTTAGTTGGTAAAGGTGGTAAAGAAGGTGGTTTACTGTTAGAGGTAGCCATTATACTGCCCTCAATTCATCTATAGACTCTCCAATACATATTTCATGCACTGGGTTTGCACTAGTAACTTCTACTTGGTACACCTTATGTACGCCTGTAGGTAAACGTAGTATAGGTTCTTGTATTTGTGTAGCACTAAAAGAAGTAGGAGCAGAGCCTGTTGCACTAAACACGGATCCAGAAGCTGTAATTGTGGCGTCAAATATTTCTGTACCATCACCAAATACTTTTACTGTTACTCCTGCTCCTGCATAAGAGTCCGCTTCAACCTTTACAAAGTTCATGCTAGTAGCTTTGGGCAGTACAAACTCTTTACTTTTAAAAACAAACGTTCGTTTTGTATCGGTAGCGGAGTCATCAAAACTTTCTACCGTACAATTACCTGAACTTGGTTTGTTGATTAGATATAATTCATTAGTCTCAGGGTCGGTATAAAACCCTCTGTTTGTACTACTCCCAGTATTAAGTAATGTATCTACAGTTGTAAGAGCGTTTACATCTCCACTAATATCAAAAATTATAGCTTGTGGAGTTTGATAGGGTGCAGAATACTGGCCAACGTATTTACCTTCGTGCATTCCAGCGCTCTGCACTACATACGTACCTTTCCATTGGTCTGGACTAATTAACGCTTGAGTTAAATTAGTAACTTGTCCATTCTCTACTCCTATCAAACCATCAGGTCCTGAATAGATACAATAACCCCCCATATCAACTAAACTTCTTTTATATAATAGGGGTTCAGCTGCTTCTAGTTTTTGAATAGCCATAGCCTGTGGATCTGTACCTGCGGCTATATAGTTTGTACCTTTTGTACCTATAAACAAAACATTACCCGCCATAGATATACCTACGATTTCATCTTCTAATGTTATACGGTACGCAACAGGCCAAGCATGTGGTAAGAATGGTTCAGAAAAGCAAAGTCGTTTGCCACTAAACCCAGCAAAGATACCATTACCAATAGCAGTTAAACCTTTCATTTGTCCATTTGGATAGGTGCTCGAATCATCATCAGGCGGAGCTATCCAAAAAGTAGAAGGTATAATTTCACCTAAGGCATCATTGTTTGTACTATCTGTATATGTAGTCACATCCATAGCTACTTCTGCTACAAACTGAAAATCGGTAGTGTTAGAACCCGTATTAGAACGGTAAATACGTTTGGTTCCTACAAAAGTGTGAAAAAGACTTGCAGCAGATGAGGTTGCCGTTGAGGTAGCAGCAGTACCGGCTAAGTTAACTGTAAAAGTTGTAGAACTAGGAGTGCTTACTATAGAGTAGGCGTGGTTTATTCTATCTGCAGTAAAACCACCAGTATCTGAAAATCCGTCTAAACCAATCCTATCGCTAGTACTAAAACCATGCGCAGAGGGTGTAGTCACAGTTATGTCATTACTACCAGAAGCTGTAGTAACAGTGACGCCAGTTACTTTAGTGCCACCATAATTAACATCACTTTTAGTATTAGCAAAAGATAAGTTAGATAACGCAATACTTTGACCATCTACTTTCGTTAATACTGTAGATGCTGACGAGGGTGGGCCTTCTTCACCAAATGCAGAAACAAAAGTATAAACATAAGAAGTACTATATTTAATTTGAGTACCATCATCTGGTCCTGTAGGAGTAGCTACTCCTAAATTTGGAGGAGCTTCAATACCTAATCTAAAAGAACTACGTGGGTATGCACCCGACCCGCCACTCGTAATCTGAGTAGAACTTGCCATACGTGGAAAAGTTTGCCCTGTCCAATACAAACGATCAAAAGCGTCATCTGCAATTGGTCCGGGAACTACATCTACATCATCATCAAACTCAAGATTATATGTAGTGCCGCCAAATTTGTACTGGTAATGACTAGTTATACTACTTGCATTTAAAGTAGCATGATTTCCATTAGTATATAACGCGTTTAAATTACCACGTTCTAAATTAACATTTTGAGCGGTAACTCCTACTTCGTCTTTTAATAAACGAGGTTCTAGAATAGGAGCAATACCATTAAAGGTAATTAATTTAAAATACACTCTTAGTCATCTCCTCTGGCTACTTTCTTTTGCTTTTCAAAAGTCCTGAGCCCTGCCATGCCGAGCATCGCCATAAGTATGGTAGACAATTGAGTAAAATCAAACTCTGGCATATCTACTTTTACACCAGATAGTGCAGCAATCCACTCACCTACAGGCAGTACAATAAAATGTACCATCATTGCAATTGAGCAACCCCAACCTACAGACGGACGCCAGCCTGCCACAAACCAGTTTTTACTGGCTGCTTCTATTTTATTTACCTCAATCTGTGAAAGATTAGCTGTTTGTAATTGTGTCTTGAGCTCATGCTCAAGTTTCATCTTTAGGTTTTTGTCAGCAACGAACTTGTTTAGAACACTACCAGCTATACCTACTACTGAGTTTGTTATTGGATCCGCCATAAATACCTCCTATGTGCGTAAAAAATATACTAATAATCCTATTCCTGCGGCTACGACAATCCACATAAATCTCTCTATGAATCGTCCTGTATTAGAATTGACATTGGATTGTGACTCTACGTCATCTAAACGTTGTTCTATCTTATCCATTCTAATAAAGAACCTATCGTTCTGCCTTAACACGGTAGCTACTCGTTCTTCAATACGAGCAATAGACACAACTGCATCTGCTAGTCGGTCCAGTTTTTCTTCTATTTTTTCTAGTCTTTGCTCTTGTGTGTCACTCATAACTCCAAACCCAAGGTCTTGGTCTGGTGCTAGTAGCTTCTAAAGTATCTAGATGTATAAATCTAGAATCGCCATGTTGCTTCACACCAAGCCCGGTTATACCGTGTTTTAACGCTACTTCTATACACTTTAAGGCGTCCGCGCCTCGTATAAGTATATCTACAGCCTTGCCACTTGCGTGAGCTCCTGGTTGTGATTTTCTTGCTTCTATAGGATGCGTTGGATCTCTATAGCCACTTGTTATTATAAACGGAATTCCTACTTCTTCACGTATTTTTTCAAGAGTTTCCATGAACTCTGGGTCCATACCACAAATACCTGTGTGCTTACACTTAAGTTCGTCTTCGCTAAAGTACTTCCACATAGTTTAATAAAATATAGTATAGAACTGCACCAATTCCATATAAAGATAACTTACAGATAGGCCTAATAATACGCCCGTTGTAAAACAAAATATGTTAAAAAAGATGTTCAAAATAACCTCCAATAGTTTGTCCAATAGGACCATAAGGGATTTCTATTCCAAAAATGGTATTAACCAAAGCAATAGAACCATTTATTAATATAATTTTAGAGCCTACTACAATAACAGCAAACCATAAAATTGTTTTTACATAACCTCTTTTTTCCACAGAATTTTTTAGTGCCCGTAGAATAGGAAAGTTCCATTTTAAGTATTTCATTTATAAACTGAAACTACCCTCATAGGTTGTGATTCGGTATTAGTTACATTTATTGTGTCACTAGATAATTTTTTAATTGAATTTTCTGCTATTTCATTATCCCCTATAGTGCAACTCCTAGAAAAAGCTAAGTAATTTAAAGAACCATTTTTAGGAATTTCTCTACTTTCTCCAGCTAAAATATCAAAGTATTTAAGTGTGTAATCTGAAGTTGTCGTCAAAGTACATAAAAACCTAGTATCATTTTCTAACGCTTTTATTGTACATTTAGTTGCTAATTGCCATTTATAAGAAGTCGTTACGGGTTCGGATTGAGGAAAAAATTTTATATTAGATATGAATTTATTACTAGCTAGGGCATTGGCTACAGTAGCTTCAGCATGTTCTGACTCTTGATGCATGTAATCACTTTGATTCAAAGTTTTAAATCTTTCAATATCAAAAGCAGTTAAATCCCCTTCTTCCCACTCCCAAGCTGTTTCTATACTACCTCGCACAAGAGCAAGTCGTATAGGAGCGTAAAAAACTTTTGAAGACTCTGTATCATAATTACCTATATCTTTATTAATTCTATCATCTATAGAATCTCTTACTAAAGTATCGTTTCTATCGCCTTTTATAAAGGTAAGATGTAAATCATCTTCTACTTTAGTTGTAGCTAAAGTTGTAAAAGTTTTTGAATGCGCCATTAGAGTTCCTCCGTTACATCGTTAGGTGCCCAATGCATAATTCTCACATCACCTTGCTCTGGAGTAAATTCTAATTGTACTTTCATATTATCTAAAGCTTTCTCAGATGCTATTGTATCGACTGCTCCTTCAGAATTTAAAACAGCTTCTATTTCTAAAAACACTCCGTCTTCAAAAGTTTTACCAACTTTTTTTATCCCATTGTCTTCTCTAATTTCTATTGCCATTATACAAAACAATCTAATGAAAGAGTTCTTGAACTCGTACTTGTATCTGTGCTTGTGTTAGTCCAAACCCACCTATGGACACCACCGCCGGCATTCGTATAGGTTGCAGCGCTTCTTAATTTCACATAAGAGCCATAAGACAGTTGATCAAAAGCCTCAGTATCTGTGTTTATATTAGAACTAGTTACACCACTTATTTCAAATTGGGTGTTGTGAGTAACTATCGTATTTTTGTCTATAGTTACTGTAAACCTTGCATGAAACATTTTTGTAATTGTTGCCCCACTTAAAACGGTCCCATTATCAGGTGTAGTGTCAGTAATAGTTGCTTGAAGACTTCCATAATAACCCCAATATTCACTACCCGCTCCATCATTATAAGGTGCAGTTCTTGCTGCGGGGTTTACAGTAGCAGACCAAGTTTCAGCACAGCCAGAAGCCCCATAAAAATCATTAAAAGATATAGAACCACTT